TGCATTACACAATCATGGGTTAGCACTAATACAAAAGACTCATGATGCAGAATCAGGCATCAGGGTTGAGACAATCTTTTTGCATGAAAGTGGCGAAGAGATGTCAGGGGGTGTGATTCATGTACCCGCTGATAAACAAACACCGCAAGGTTATGGCTCGGCACTAACTTATGCTAGGCGTTATTCGATCATGGCTGCAACAGGTATTGCACCTGAAGATGATGATGGCAATGCGGGAACAAAGTCAATGACTGAAAAGTTAAAGGCGGTAGCTCCTGTAAAAAAGCCATTAGCCTGAGTCTGCCAGGCAAAGGAGAGTTGATGTTTCCTGATGAGTACAAGTTTACAGATGGATTTATAAGCTTGATTAATAAGATAGATGGCTCATCAACAGATGCTAAAACTAAAAAGGAAAAAGCAGACCTATTATTTAAAACTAACAAAGCGGTGTTGGAGAACCGCATATCGAAGTTTAAATTGTCAGACATTAAAAGAGCAATGGATGACCTTTTTAATAAGCATAGAGATTAGTTATGAAAGACCATTATTTAGTAGATGCAGAGTACGAAAACTTTACATTTAGCAATCCAAACATGGGTAACCCTGATGCTAGATTGTTTATTGCAATACTAGCTAATGCGATACATGATGCAGTTGCAGCACAATCAGGTGCAAGGGTGAGACAACAAGCATTGGATTGGCTAGAGAATGATGATGGACTTATATATTATTGTCTTGGTGTTTCTCGGATAAGTCGTGATGGATTATTAAGACGAGTTCGAGAGATGCGAGACAACAATATTAATCTTAAAAATATGTACACTAGGAGAGATAAATGAATATGACAAATCAAGAAACAAGATTATTGCATTACCTAGAATTAAACAAAAAGATTAGTCCGATGGAAGCTTGGACTGAACTTGGTATTTATAGATTGAGTGATGTGGTATTTAAGTTAAGAAATAAAAACTACGAGATCGAAACCGAGAGAAAGTCAGTATTAAATCGGTTCGATGAGCCATGTAGTTTTGCAGAATACAAACTACTATGAACTATCTATCCGTATGTAGTGGCGTAGAGGCTGCAACAGTAGCTTGGCATAAGCTAGGTTGGAATCCTGTTGCGTTTTCTGAAATTGAGAAGTTTCCAAGTGAGGTATTGGCGCATCATTATCCCGGTGTGCCTAACCTTGGAGACATGTCTAATTATAAGGAGTGGAATTTTGGAGAAAAAACAATTGACCTTTTGGTCGGAGGAACACCTTGTCAATCCTTCTCAGTCGCAGGACTCAGAAAAGGACTTGAAGATCCGAGAGGCAATCTTGCCCTCATCTATTGTGGAATTCTTGACAAATTTAAACCCAAGTGGTTCATTTGGGAAAATGTGCCAGGCGTCCTCAGTTCATCGAAAGGACGGGATTTTGGTTCATTCCTCGGGGCGGTGGGCGAACTCGGGTATGGGTTCAGCTACCGAGTGCTTGATGCTCAGAACTTCGGAGTCCCACAGCGAAGGCGAAGAGTCTTTGTTGTCGGACATCTTGGAGACTGGAGACCTACCGCAGAAGTATTATTTGAGCCAGAAAGCTTGTCAAGGCATATTGAGGAGAGCAGAAAAAAGAGGAAAGACACTCCCAAAGACACTAGAATTGGCATTGACACAAGTGGCCCACTCCAAGCAAGAGATTACAAAGACATGGGAACAGATGGACTCAACAAAACCTCAGCAAAAATGATACCTTTGTTACATCAAGACCACATAGATGCTTTATGTGCAAGAGACTATAAAGGATTAAACTCTGATAGCTTGGATAAGAAAGCTATTGTTGAAGTTTTTGAAAATCATCCAGCAGATAGTCGTGTTAAAGAGATGGGTGACACTTGCCATTCTGTAACTGCAAGATGGGGTACAGGAGGGGGTAATGTTCCTTTTGTGCTAAATAAAAACTTTTATGATGTTATACAAGAGGTTGCAGTAAGAAAATATGATGTTGATATAAATAGGTTACAACAGCTACTCAAAAAGCATAAAAATATGCCAATAAAAGATATAGCTCAAAAGATAGGTGTTAAAAAAACAACAGCAGAGCATTGGTTTAGAACTGATAAGTTTTTTTCTGTTCCTGAGCCTGAAGTGTGGCCTGTGTTGAAAGAGCTATTAAGAATTACAGATGATAGTTTTGATAAAAGCATTATGACAATTGAGTATAAAGATGGTAAGTATGACCAAAGCAACAGGATACACAATGGTCAAAAACCATCACCTACTTTAACTAGAACAAGCACAGGAAATGATTTGTTTGTATTGGATCAAGCAGTAGCTTTTGGTTGGCAGAATAGTGACTCACAATCTATGTCAGTTGATACGATTACTCCTACCTTGGACAAAAGTAAGACACCAGCGGTTGCTTCCCCTATTTCTTGGGATGCAGAATTAAATCCAAATGTAAACAAAATGGGTACTTTAATTCGTGGCGGTCAAGGAGGTAGAACAGATGGAATAATGCAAACAAATATGGCAGTAAGAAAATTAACACCAATTGAGTGTGAAAGATTGCAAGGTTTTCCTGATGGATATACAAACATTAAAGAAAATTGTCCTGATGGACACAGATATAAAGCAATGGGTAACAGTATGGCCGTTCCTGTTATGGAATGGTTAGGAAAAAGAATAGAGGATCGAAAATGATCCTCTATTTCTGTATTACAAGTATTACTTATTCATTACATACATTGTTACTTCAAAACCGAAACGCATTTCTGTTGCAATTGGTGTTGTCCACATAGTATTGTCTCCTTTCATTTAGCATATTACTCTAATTTATTGTTTAATCTATACAGAAAACCATGAATGTTGTTTTGAGTTGTCGTGAGGCTCTTGGTAAATACTTCGATATAATTTGATACTACCCCCTAGGAACACATGAGAAAAGCTCACCACGAGCCTTACAAGAGGTCGTTTTTAGTGGACTGACTTCATTTTAGGTTCAACTAGATATAAATCTGCACCTTCGCAATGAATCAGTAAATAATCATCATCTTCTTGGGATAAACAGATTTTGATCATAGATTGTGTATCATCTTCTAGCAATTCTACATTCCAAATTTTTCTCCCGATCAACTTATCTAAAGTTTCAGCTTGATCTGCATCAGCCTCGGAAGTAAACTCTACATCTAAACTATCATCCCTGTCCATCGGCCTCCATCCTTTAACACCATCGGCATTAGTTTGGGTTGTCCATCTATAATCATGCCACAACCAACAACAAATCGAGACTTGAAATTTTTGGCATACTCAAAGGCTAGCTCTTTTTGATTAATGAGACATCCTGTTTGTAATCCCCATACTAATTTGTCAGGGTTAGAATAATAACTAATACTAAATTTAGAATGATAGTGTCCCTGAACAGAATTCATGCCATATTGCTGCGCCACTTTCATGACATCGGCTGCCATGCCATGAGTAAAGAAACATCTTTGACCATCAGATAGCGTAACTTTTAAGTCATCTACCCATTCCCATCCAGGGCCTACATTTAGAAACTCGTTGTAAGATTTAAGATACTCTAGGCTCAAACCATGAGCGACTGCCTTACGATAAACTAATGATGAATGATTGGAGTGTACTAGGATCATCCTAGGAAAAATTTTCTCTAGTTCTTTGACATACACTCTAGCTGCACGCAACTCATCGCCTGGTGACTTTAAGTCTGGATGATGATTATGGAAACTAATAGAGTGTTGATCGATTTCATCACCGATGTTTACGATTAAATCTGGCTTGTATTTTTTCTTGAGTGCTGCTAAAAATTTAAACGCATCAGGATGATGGTAAGGTATGTGTAGATCAGATATGACTAATACGGATTTATAATTACTCATTGTATAAGAATAACATATGTTGTTGATTTATCAAGGGTTTACTCGTACAGCAACACTCCGCTCTTACCTATCCTCATCATTTGTCTGCGAGGTTTCTCTCCTTGTTTTGGAAAAGCAATATGAATCCATCTTCCAAACTCTAGGATGAGTTGATCAAACTGTATTGAGCTATCAGCTAATGCTCTCATCACTTCATGAATATTACCAAAGCTAGCACAAGTAAAGTCTGCTGCTAATCCTAAAATATGGTAAGAAGTATCTTTAGATTTTAAAGCACGATTTAATTCTAGGCATCTAAACCCACTTGATATCAATATTGGCATACTGTTTAATCTATTTCTAACTTGTTCTAATCCTTCTGCTAAAATTTCTAGGTTAGCAATCTCTTCTGCCAAGGGAGTGTTGTCTATATCTAATCGTGTAGCTGTATTGGAATGACTTAGCTCGGCTAAGGTAAAGTGAGGACTGAGCTGCACTACTTGGTTAGGCCCTTCAGCTTTTCAAAAGTTCTTAATCCCGCAATCCCAAGCATTGCAAATACAAGCTCAAGTAGTATCTCTGAATCTATAGAAGGTAGTGTCTGAAATGATCCATCTAAATGATCGATCCATGTAGCCAAAGGATGACCAATGAATAACCAAAAGACTCCTAATGCACATGACCATCCAATAGCAGGTCGCCATCCAGCAACGAATAAACTCTGATGAGCTGCTTCTATCTTGTTGGTTTCTGTTTGTGCTAGTAAAAGTTTGTTAGCGTTGTCAGTAAGAGACTTTTCTATCTCTCTCTTTGCTTTTGCATTAGCATTCTTGTCAGGAACTACTCTATCAATTACATTCCCAATCAATGGTAATAATGCTTGTATCATTATTTTTTACTCCATACATTTGACATAGCAAGACATAATAATCCTGCTCCTATACCTGTAACAATTGCTTCTGTAGATGCTCCACCAAAGTGTGTTGGATGAGTCATTATATCTGCAACGGCTGTAAAGAATCCTATGATTCCAGCCATAGCAAACTTATTATCTGACCAATCTTTGTTACCATAAATAACAACAGCTAAAGTAGCTACTGCTGCAATAACACCTACCTGTAATGCCTTACCCCAATGACCTAAAGTAATAGCTAGTAGATTGCCTTGTGTCATCATAATCATACAAGAGGTAGTGCTTTCAGATAGTCTTTTTAAAAATATATTTAGATGCTTCATCTAATACACAACACCATAAAGTATGCAAGCGATAATAGGACTTATTGGTAAAGCTAACAATAATGCTATGGTAACAGTTACAGGTTTTGTTAGAAAAAATTTAAACCAACGCATAGCAGTATGTAAATAATACTATGAGTCCAAAGAATGCAATAAGAGTTTCCTCTGTCATATTTTCCAGCCTTGAGATGTGGCCCACAAGTAAACTAAAGCAACTAACATCAAAGCAAATATGCCACGAAGAGAGAACTTTCCAAACTCAGAGAACTTGTCATTCAGCCACTCTTGCAAGCCTTCTTTGATCGCTTGTTTTTGTTCTTCAGATTTCATCTGCTTCTTCTGGTGTATTGCCTTCTGCTACCCATTCTAGGTATTCTTGGTAGTCTGTGTTTGCTGGGTTTTTAGGAACTATCCATTCTTTACCATTACTATCTATTTTTTTTATACACAAACTAGACTCTAATTCAGTTATTCCATTTATTGTTTTTTTATATCTCATTTTTATAGCTCCGAGTTAAATTCTACAGAACAGTTTACATCATTGTTTGCACCAATTAATCCAGAATAAGTAATTGCAGTAAATGGAGTTCCAGATACATCATAATTAACATATCCACCATTAATATTTAATTGTGAATCAGGAGAGGAAGTAATATTTGCTCTACCTGTTCCATACAAAACACATAATGTTCCACTATAAGATGTAGAAGGTGCTGCCCTCATTGTCGTTGGAAAATGATATTGTGTTGTCATTCTTGCATTAGTAGCAGCAGTTGCAAATCCAAAAGTAGAATAAGCATTAGTAGCTGTAAATTTAGTATAATACCTCTGACACAATTCTAACTGTTGTGAGTATTGTAGATGTTCAAAAGGTGTTGCAGTTGTATTTGCTTCTAGTTGTACACCTGTAAATTGTATAGTTGCTGAACCTGTAGCTAATAAATTTGTAGCTCCTGTAGCACTTAATACTGGACCTGCCCCCCAAGAACCTGTTGATTTAGAATAAGTAGTGCCTACACCTAAAGCAAGATTTAACCATAAACCTGTACCATTAGTTTTATCCCATGTTCCTGTAGTATCTCCAGTTAAGGTTACTGATTTGTACTCCCATGTATTAGCAGAGGATATAGTATAGTTAAAAGCATACCCCCTAGATTCATTAGAGTTTTGAATACCCCCACCAAAAGTTCCAGTTACTGAAGATTTAACCCAAAAAGATAATGTAATAGTTTCAGGATTAGCAGTTCCAAAATTTAAATCTGCAACATTGTTTCCTTCAATTTTATGTTTTAGCATAAAATAATCAGTTGCACCAAGACTAACTGTTGCTAATACTGTTGCTTTTATTGAGTTATAAAAACCACTAGGAGCATCAACGACTTGTTGTACAGAATATTTACTTGATTGTGAAAGACCTGCGTTCCATCTATCTAATGTATATACATTGTTTGCTGGAGTAGTAACGCCACCACTATTTCTTTGGTCAATCATCATATTACCATTGATGATTCTATTCTTACCTGCTTGTGAAGTAATAGCAACACCACTTGCATTTTGTAATCCACTAGATGTTATTTTAGCTTTGGTGACACCTGCTGATTGTAATTCTATCTCACCACTTGTATCAGAAGTTAGTTTTAATCCGTTACTTGTATCTGCATTAATTATTGTAGCCATATTATAATACCACCCATCGTTGTCCAGAAGGAACTGTGACTGTAGCTCCACTATCAATTGTAATCGGCCCTACACTCATAGCATTTTTCCCTGTTGTTAATGTATAGCTAGTTGTTACATTAAGTTCATTTTCTTGAAATACTGCATCACCACCAGCACC